GATGGGCATCGTGGGGGCGATCGGTTGGGATCGCTTGGTCCGACGAGCTGGGTGGAAGATTGGAGCCCACCGCAGGCATTGCAATGACAACGGCCCGGCGCCCAACGGTCGCCCGCCCATTCCTCCTGCTCCTCCACGGCCCGTACCCGGACGACCGTTCTGGGATGAGCCTCCGCTGCCGGATTTGGCCTTTCGAAGGGAGCAGCGGTACATCGTGCTCAAGCTCACCGACGTCGCGCGCGCGCATCTGACGGCCGAGGAGCGAGTAGCGCTGAACGCGCTCTGCAGCCGCATCGCCGCCGCGAGGCACGCTTCGGGCCGACCACGCCTCGGCGCAGTGGTGGTGGAAGCGGACTGGCCCGAGTACGCGATCGTCTGGCGAGCGATCGAGGCGCGGACTCGCCGCGATGCGGTGCGCTGATGCCCACGCAACAGGAAGTCGCCGAACACCTCGGCATGAACCAGTCCGAGGTTAGCCGCCACATGGCGACCCTCGGTCTCGACTGGAAGGTGGTCAGCATGGATCAGATCCGGCTGACCTACCTCGCGCATCTGCGCGGCGTCGCCGCCGGACATCGATCAGCGGACGGCATCGACCTCGCGCGCGAACGCGCGCTCACGGAGCAGGTCGATCGCGAGCTGAAGCAACTCACCCTGGCCGAGAAGAAGGGCCAGCTCATCAACGTCGCCGAGCTGGAGCCCGCGCTCGTTCGCCAGTACATGGCCTTCCGGGTCGAGCTGGAGTCGCGCGACGACAAGCTGAAAGAAGAACTCGACGAGCTCTACGGCATTGACGTGGAACTCGAAGTGATCGCCGCCCACACCCGTGAAGCCCTTGCCCACCTTGCTGGAGACGCCCCAAGCGGTTACGTCTCTGATGGCGCGGTTGAGGCTAGTGGTGCGTCCAACGCCGAAGCTGACGACGACTGAATGGGCTGTGCAGCGGCGCTTCCTCAGCGCCAAGGCGACGGCTAAGCCGGGGAAATACAAGGTTGAGAGAACGCCCTGGGTGAAGGGCATGCACGAGGCGCTCGACGATCCGGAGATCTTCGAGATCGTGTGCATGAAGAGCGCCCAGGTCGCATGGACTGACGGCGTCATCCTCAACTACGTGGGGAAGCGCATCGACATCTCGCCGTGTCCCATCATCATCATGTTCCCGAAGGAGGGGGCGGCTAAGGAATTCAACGACGAGAAGTTCACGCCAATGGTGGAGAGCACGCCCGTGCTCGCGGCGAAGATCCCCGTCGACAAGCAGCGCCACAAGGACAACCGCGGCCTCTTCAAGAATTTTGCCGGCGGCTTCCTCAAGTTCGTCAGCTCGAACAGCCCCAGCTCGGCGAAGACGACCCCGGCGCCCGTCGTGATCGTCGAGGAGCCAGACGACACCAATTCCAACGTCAAGGACCAGGGCGACGCGGTGACCATCCTGCGGGAGCGGATGAAGAGCTACGCGCGGCGAAAGATGGTGTTCGGCGGAACGCCCACCGTCGATAGCCTGAGCAAGATCCAGGCTGCATTCAAGGGCAGCGACCAGCGTCACTTCTACGTCCCCTGTCCTCACTGCGATGAGCCGCAGGTGCTGATGTGGGAGAACGTGAAGTGGGAGGACAACGCTGAGGACGAGCACGAGATCCTGGGCCGGGCCAACTTGCAGTCCGCACGCTACTGCTGCGGCTACTGCGGCGCCCTGTGGACGGATGCTGAGAAGAACCTCGCCGTGCGCAACGCTGAGGCCAAGGGGCACGGGTGGCGCGCCACGCAGCCCTATCGCGGCGTTGCCGGGTTCTACATCAACGAGCTTTACTCACCGTTCCCCGGCTCGCGCATGCCGGAGTTGCTTAAGAAGTACCTGACGGCGCAGCACCACCTGGCGGCGGAGGGCGACGATACGAAGATGCGGTCCTTCCGGAACAACACGGAAGGCCTGCCTTACGCCTACAAGTCGGACGTCCCGGCGTCCACCGACTTGATGGTGCGTGCCGAGGGGTATGCGGAGCTGACAGTTCCAGCGGGCGGGTTGATCCTGACCGCTGGCGTTGACGTCCAGCACGACCGCTTGGCGGTGGTGATCCGTGCGTGGGGGCGTGGCGAGGAAAGCTGGCTTGTCTACTGGGGCGAGATCTTCGGCTCCACGCTGATCGCTGGACAAGGCGCTTGGGCCGACTTGGACAAGCTGCTCACCCGCGAGTTCCCGCACGCCAGCGGCGCGGTGCTGAAGATCTCTGCGGCGTCGATCGACGGCTCGGACGGGAACCGCACGGAGATCGTTCGAGAGTACGTGCGCAAGCGGCTGTCGCGCCGCTACATGGAGATCAAGGGCGCATCGGAGCAGACCAACGACAAACGCGAGATCTACAGCGCACCCCGCCGGCCTGACTTGAACGTCAAGAACAAGCCGATGAAACGCGGCGTCGAGACGCACATCGTCGGGACGCACCGCGCCAAGGACCTCATCCTCGAGAACCGCGTCAAGCAGGAAGGCAACGGCCCCGGCCGCATGCACTGGTACGCGACCGTGCGCGCCGACTACTTCGAGCAGCTCACGAGCGAAGTCAAATCGCCCGGGAAGATCAACCGCACGCGGAAGATCTGGCAGAAGAAGGGCGGCGCTCGCAACGAGGCGCTCGACTGCGAGGTGTATGCGCTTCACGCGGCACGGTCCGTCAAGACGCACCTACTGCAGGAGGCTCACTGGGCCGCGCTGGAGCAGCGCTTGCGTCAGCGTTCGTTGCTTGATCCGGTGATCGAGGACGCCGTCATCGTTGGCGATGAATCCGACGAAGAAGCTCAGGGAGAGGAAGGCACGGCCGAGGCTGAGAGCGTGCCAGTGCAGACGCCTGCAGCAGCACCTGCTGCAGCGCCAGCACCGCCTCGGCAAGCAGCTGTGCCGCCCCCACCCGCGCCGAAGAGAAAGAAGGCGCGGCGGGGCGGCGGGGGCCGCGGCTTCGTCAACAACTTCTAGACCTATGCGCATCCCACAACGAATCACCGCCGGCGACCAGGTCGACTGGACTGAGCTTGCCTTTGTCGCGCCATCCGGAACGTCGATCGCGGCGCCGGACTACCAGTTGCGATTCAGCCTTCGCGGCCCGATCGCCGCTGCGAAGCTGGATCTCGACGGCCAGTCGCACGGCACGAGCTGGGCGTTCCAGATGACAGGGGATCAGACCGCAGCGCTCAACACGGGCGTGGCGCAGGTCACATGGTTCTGGTCGGCCTCCGCGACGCGCGGCACGGAGCGGTCCACTGCGGGTGCCGGGCGGTTGCTCGTACTCCCCAACCTGGCGGCTCTGCCGGGCGTGTTCGACGGCAGGTCGACGAACGAGCAGGCGCTTGAGTCTGTCGAGAAGCAGATCGACGCGCGGGCGAAGAGGGACCTGGTGGCCGAGTACACCATCGGCTCGCGGAGTCTGAAGAAGGAGCCGCTGCAGGTCCTGCTCGATCTTCGCAGGCATTACCGGAAGCTCGTCCGAAACGAGCGCAAGGCCCAAGCCATGAAGAACGGCGGCGGCAATCCTGGAAGCCTCGGTGTGAGGTTCACTTCATGAGCGCAACTTCACATCCTCAACGACGCACGCTGCCAACTCAGCGCGGGCTGCAGCTGCAGGCGAGCGTGCTCGACGACTGGCGGCGGCATCATGGTCCTGAGACGCTGCGAGCAAATCGCGAACGAGGGCTCGCGCAGGCTGGGGGCTGGGGTAAGGCCCGTCGCAGCTACGCGGGTGCGAGCGTGGGGCGGACGACGGCCGACTGGGTCACGCTCAGCACGAGCGCGGACTCGGAGGTGTGGGGCAGCCTGCGCTCACTGCGCAATCGCTCGCGGCAGCTCTGCCGCGACAACGAACACGCCAAGCAGGGCCTGCGCGTCATCATGAACAACGTCGTCGGCGTTGGCATCGGCTTTCAGTCCGAGGTGATGAAGCGCGGCGGGCGTTTGAATGAGCAGGTCAATGACGAACTCGAAGCGTCGTGGGCTTGGTGGTCGCGGGCCCGACGCTGCCACACCGCAGGGAAACTGAGCTTCAAGCAGATCCAGCGCCTTGTGATCAGCGGCTGCGTTCAAGGCGGCGAGATGCTGGTGCGCCTGGTCAAACGGCGATTCGCGGACAGCCGAGTGCCGCTCGCTCTGGAGATCATCGAACCCGACCAGCTGGCTGACAACGTCACGTTCCGCCACACCAACGGCAACGAGGTGCGCATGGGTGTGGAGGTGGACGAGTGGCTTCGGCCCGTCGCCTACTGGCTCTACCCGCGCCATCCCGGCGACAACTTCACGACGGGTGTCCCGCAGACCAACGAGTATCAGAGGGTCCCGGCCTCCGAGATCATCCATATCGCGCGATGGGATGAGCGCACGAACCAGACCCGTGGGGTTCCCTGGTTCCACGCAGCAATGGTGAAGCTGCGCCACATCGCGGGTGCGGAAGAGGCTGAGATCGTTCGCGCCCGAGCAAGCGCTGCGGTGATGGGCTTCATCGAATCCGATGAGTCGGATCTGGGAGACGTTGACGGGTCGTCGGGTGTGGAGGACGACGAGTACGAGGGTGAGCGGGTTTGGGATATGGCGCCCGGAACGATTCGCGAGCTGGGCCCTGGTGAGAAGTTCAGCGGCTTCAACCCCAGCACGGCCAACGCGGCGCTCGATCCGTTCCTGCGCTACATGCTGCGAAGTGCAGCTGCCGGCGTCGGCATGAGCTACGAAAGCTTCAGCCGCGACTACAGCCAGTCGAACTACAGCAGCAGCCGCCTGGCGCTGCTCGACGACCGCGACAACTGGCGCGTGCTGCAGGCGTGGTTCATCGAGAGCTTCCTGCAGGAGGTGTTCGAGGTCTGGCTCGACCAGGCGGTCCTGTGTGGCGAACTCAACCTCGCGTCGTACGAGTCCTATCCAGAGGTCTACCAGGCAGTTCGCTGGATGCCGCGTGGTTGGGACTGGGTCGATCCGATGAAGGAGGTCGCTGCGGCGAAGGCCGCAGTCAGAGCCGGCTTCACGACGGTCGCGGATGTGGTCGCGGCAAAGGGCGGCGACTGGGAAGACGTGTTCCGCCAGCGCCGCCGGGAAATCGACATGGCGAAGGATCTGGAGCTGACGCTCGAAACCGATCCGGGCCTCGTCTCGGACAAGGGTCAGCCGCAAGCGCAGACGTCTGCACAACACGCAACACCGGACGACGAGCCAGGGTCCACGTCTCCGCCGGATGGCGACGAAGAAGAAGGTCAACCCAAAAAGGACGACGAATGAGCAAGCGAATCAACATCGTTCCAGGACAGGCTCCAAGCGGGGGTGTCGGCGTCGGTCTGATGACCTCCGCTGGAAACCCATGGACGGTCGCGGATGGCCTGGCCGACGAATTGGTCAACCGCAAGGTGGCCGCGTATGTCGACCAGGCCGCGCAGGCCCGGGTTCCCCTGCTGTTGAATCGGGACTCGGGCATGCCGGAGGACCCTGACGGCAATGCGATTGCGGTCGGCGCTGCAGCCTCTTCGCTGGTGATTCCAGGCGGCGTTACTGCGGGGAACTACAAAGCTCCCCTCATCTCAGGTCCTTCGGCGCCGCCTCCGACGTTCTGGCCGAAGAAGCGTGGCTTAGGCATCTTCACGACTGTGGCAGCCGCTCTCGCCGTCCTGACCGGAGGTGCGACGTCGGCGAACGACACCTCGGACCCGTACGTCGGAAATACATCGGCTAGCGCATATCCGGCGAACATGGGCACGAGCCCTATGGTCACCATCGGCTCGGGCTCGGCCGTCACGGCGATCCCGGGTGCCGTCGCGCTGGCTGCTCAGGATCTCACCAACTGCAACGTCTACGTTGCGTTCAAGGTTCTAGCCGGTGGGGCGGTTGGACCCGGCAGCATTTCTGCGGGCGTCCGGCTCTACACAGGCGCAGCGCCAAACGCCAACAGCACGAACTATCTGCAGTGCACGCGCTCCAACTGGAACCCGACGCTCGACTGGCAATATCTGAGCTTCGCGATTGAGGACTTTGTCGCTGTCGGCTCCGCATCACTCGGTGACATTACACAGATCACCCATGCGGGCATTCGCTTGGGCGGAGCCACTGTCACGACGCAGATCCTGCTCGGCGGCTTCTTCGTCTGCCCCAAGAATCTGAATCGCGCCGGCGTGGTGATCGCCTTCGACGACTGTCGTGCAGACACCTGGACTGATGCGTCTTTCGAGATGGCCAAGCGCGGTTTCCCGGGCACGCTGTTTCCCGGCGCAATCGCACAGGTCCTGCGCAGCGGGGTCGACCAATACCAGATGAACGTCGGGCACCTGCAGAAGCTATGCCGGGTGCACGGCTGGCAAGTCGCTTCGCAAGCCTATTCGACGGAAGCGCCGTCGTTTGGTGATGATCAGGCCATCTCGGAGATGGCATCGCAACGCGCGCTCTGGGTGGCACTCGGGCTCAACGGTGGTGGGCTCGGATCCTACTTCTCGAACAACACCGC